ATTTAGTTTGTTGAATGGTGGTTTTGGCATTGGTATGGATTGGTCAAAACGAGTATCACTTCTTGGTAGATTTGCTCTAAATCAGTCAGTTGCTACAAATAACAATATATTTCGATACACATTGGGAAAAGGTGGGGGTGGTATTGGTGATTTAACCAATTTGGGAATCGGTGTTCGTTGTCTTTACGGACAAGCACTTGAAATCCAATGTCATAATGGAACGACCTTAACTAATTTCACTACTTCGTTCACTCCGACATTTAATAACACAATATTTGAAGTGAAAGTTGAATCAGATGGAGCAGGTAATTGCACTTGCTTTGTAAATGGTAATCAGGTTGGAACGACAACAGGTGCTCCGACAGGACAAAGTAGTTCTACTCGTTATTGGACTGTATTTGAACTATCATCCTCAACAACAAACACAAATGCACCACAAGCATATGGAAGTGCCTTTAAAGTAAATTACGGATACTAAAATACTAATTTTATGTTCACATATAGAATCACATTTCTAATCGGCAAACTCGATGCTAACGCTAACCCTCCTGCGTTCCTGCCCGTCATCTTCCCTGCCTTCAACGGCGAACCCGTGACGCTGTGCGAGCAATACTGCGATGTCACCTTCTCCGAACCGCAAACCCCTGTGGAAATCAGTCCGCTTATCAAGGTGGAATTGCAAGAACAAATTCAATGAAAGAACCGTATACAATCAAATTAAACGAAGGACAAACTGTTATTGTTTATCATAACGGAAGAGTTCTTATTCGTAAAAAATATGAAGAATGTAAGTCTATTTTTACTGCTTGGGACTCATTTGTTGGTTCTGAAGAAGATGTAGATGCACATATTCAGTTGCTTGGATTGTCATCAGTTAAACGCTCAGAGGCATTTGTTCCTACTGTATCAAATAAAACAGAACAACAAGAAGAACAGCCAGTAGAACCATCAGAACAGCCAGAAGAGCAACCTAAATCTGGAAATATTATCACAAATACAGTTTCTTCCGTATGGGGTTCAATTAAATCAATTTTCTCTAAATAAAATGTCATATCTTATTACATCTATCGTCTCATTACTAATCGGATTTCTTGTAGGAATCCTTGTTGGAAGAAACAACGCTAAAAAAGTAGAAACTGTCGTATCAACTGCAAAACAAACTCAAGAACGAGGAAGGTATATCCTTGATGTCTTAAAGGGACGAAAAAATATTGACTAATGCCTGTAGAACTACTCAGAGATGGTGACATTAAGTTTGTCGGGCTTAACAGCCGTGATAATCCTGCGTCATTGCCTTCTGGGTTTGTAAGCAAGTCTCAGAATTTTAGATTTGATAGAGGTATTGCTACTGTTCGTAAAGGGTTAAAAAGAAAAACTTCGTCTGCTATTCTTGGTCAAGTTATTTATGGAGTAGGCTCATACCTTAACTTAACAGGTCAAGAAATATTTGTTATTGTTATTACTGATGGAGTATATACTTATAATCCTCAAACAGAGATTCTATCAACTAAAATTGCTTTTCCTGCTGGTGAAACCATTACAACCCAAGATGGTTGTGATGTTGTTACAGCAGTAGATAAGGTTTATATTACAAGAGGTCATTCTAAGCGTCCTTTAATTTGTGCAATTAATACAACCTCTTATGTGATTTCTGGAATTACTACAGCACCTACTTCTGGTACTGGTGCTGAATTTCCTAACTGTTCTGGATTGTTATATTATTCAAATAGATTAATTTCTACTGGTCAACATCATTCATCTGGATACACTCCAACTCCTCGCTCAAGAGATAGTGTATGCGTTAGTAATTATTTAGATTTTAATCACTGGGACTCTCTTGATGTATTTACTTTTAATCAAGGTTCTAACGATGAAGTGGTTGCAGTAACTCCTTGGACTATTAATGAATTTTTAGTATTTTTAAGAAACAGTATTTATTATGTAAATGTAGGAACTGGTAGATATACTTTTTCTGACAACTTGAACTCAACAGCACAAATGTCTAATGTTGTATCTGACATTGGATGCGTTGCAAAGCGTTCTATTGTTCAAGCAAACGGAGGAATTTTATTTCTTTCTGATAACGGAGTTTATCAATTAATTCCTAATCAAGTTGGTTCTAATGAGTCAATGAAACTTCTTACAAACTCAGAGCCATTGTCTAAAGACATTGATGATGTTATTGCTAGGATTAATAAAACCTATGCTTATCGTTCAGTAGGTATTTATTGGAACAATAGATATTATCTTGCTGTTCCATTAGACTCATCTACGGATAACAACTGTATTCTTGTTTATAACTTCATTATTAAGGCTTGGGAGTCTGTTGATACTTATCCTGCTGGATTTGATGTGTTTTCATTTCAAGTAGGGAAAAAGGATAATCAGCGTAGATTGTACGGATTTGATACAGACCAAGGATTATTTCTTATGGAGGAATTAGAGTATGATGAGTATGGTGTTTCTACAGGAACTCCGATTCTTCCGTTTGTTCTTCCTGCTTTATTATCCGCTTCAGCATTTACACCTAATCAAATTAACGCAGAACTTGATACTAGAGTTTATACATTTGGTGCTTTAAGAGACAAAAGATTTTCAACGGCTGAACTGGATTTGGTTTGTGAGGCTGGAAGCAGACTTGATACATACGCTGAAACTGTAAACCCAGACACAACAACTCTTGTTGATTCTTTTGGTTCTGAATTTTCAGAGGACTCAACAAGACGATTGGCTCTAAGAAAAATTGGTTATGGATTAAAACTTAATATTATTTCAAACAATTATAGAACATCTATTAGAGGAATAAACATAACTGCTGTTTTTCTTGGTAAACAAAATATTTCTAAAAAATAAACACTTAACTTTATGGCACAAATTCAAAAAGGCGACACATTCGCAGATGGACAACAGGTTACTGCTTCAAGACTTAATCAATTTCTTGATTCAGCAACAGTTCTTCCTAATATCATTACAGACCAAACAAATTTAACTGCCAACACAGTTGCGACTGGAGACTCGATTTTACTCTATGATTTGTCTGCTACGGCTTTGCGTGAAGCAACGGCATCAGATTTATTAAATTCTAACATTCCAATTACAACTCCTTCTGTAACTGCAGGTACTGGTTCAGACATTACATTAAGCCCACAGAACGGAACTATTGTAACTACTGTTTCCTATGTAGGAACAACTACATCAAATACAGTAACATCAAATGCACACGGACTAACGGCTGGTCAAGTTATTCTTATTTCTAGTGCTACTGGTTCTCAATACAACGGAACATATAGAATTGCATCTGTAACAACTAATACTTTTACCTATAATTTAGAAACTACTGTAACTGCTGGTTCTGGAACATTATCATACACAAAACAAGGTTCTGTAAGAAACATTGAACACGAAGTTATTAATGGAAATATTTATGTAGATGGAAATGCTGTTATTACTGGAACAACTGTTCAAACTGGTTCAGTAACTCAAAATGGTGCGGTAACGCAAAATGGCAATGTAACTCAGAATGGAACTGTAACACAAAGTGGTTCTGTAACGCAAAGCGGAACTGTAAATGTCACAGGAACATTTCAAACAAAAGGTACAACAGCATTTTTATTATATAGCAATGTTGGAACTACATTTAGTTCTGGAATCTCAAACTGGGTTAATGCAAATAACGATGGAACTGCTGGTGCTTTAGTAAGAATAACTTATTCAAGTAACTGGTATTTAACTCAAGGTTATTTACACGGAACAGATAATATAACTGTACCAACAGGTGAAACTTGGGAGATAACATACAATTTTTTTTGGAGTAGAAACACAGATGACCCTTCTGTTTTTGCTGTAACAATAAATGATTCTCCAACACATATGTCTTCTTCTTCACAAATATCTGGTGTTCATTGGAATATATTACCAGCAAGTATATCTACTGTATTAACTGCTGGAACATATGTAATTAAATTTAAATCTGCATTAATTGGCGGTACTGGTGGTGACGCTACATATTGTGACCCTTGGAGTTTTGGTTTTAAAAATGTAAAAAAATACAAAACAGCCTAATGAAATTCATTGATAAAGTTTTTTTATACATTTTAGACAACAGGTCTAAAGGAAAGCGTACCTGTTTTGATATTTTGTATTTAAAAGAATGGCTTCAATGGGCAATTAACAAAAACTACCTTTTTACATCAACTGACGACAAAGATAACATTATTGGAGTCCTTGTGGTATGTCCCATAGGAAAATGGCTTAAAACACCAAATATACAACAAATCATTGACGCTTTAAGCAAAAACGATAAAGAATCTACAGATTACTATATAATGGATGCCTTAAGTGATAATAAAGAATCAAGAAAGGATTTAGTAAATAAGGCTCTTGATAGGTTTAAAGATATAGAATCTGACCAAAATGTTAATCTTTTTGCTCAAGTTAACGATAAAATCATCAAATTTAATAAACAAACAATCTTAACACTAAAAAACTAATATGGGAAGCAAAAAAGTATCAGCACCACCACCTAGAGACTATAAGGCAGAAATGCTTGGTGCATTGGAAGCACAACTGGCGATTCAGCCTAAATTGCTTGAATCTGAGCAAAAGTATCAACCTTTATACCAGCAACTCCAACAGCAAATGCTTGATAGGCAGATGCAGAATCAGTTGGAGTCTTATGCTAATGTTTTGCCAAAGTCTGTAGAACTCAGTAAAGCCTATACCGAGGCTATGACACCTGTTTATGGTATGATTGGTAGAGGTGCTACGAGTGCATACGAACAGGGTCTTGGAGAGCAAACTATGGGGCTTTATAACACTATGCAAAGGCAAGCCCAAGAGGGTCTTAATGCTGGATATGGGTTAACTCCAGAAATGGAGCGTTATGCCCAGCAATCTGCTAGGGCTGCTAGTACCGCTCGTGGCTTAGCATTTAGTAATCAAGGACTTGCACAAGAGGTTCTTAATTCTTACTCATTAAGTCAAGATAGGTATCAAAAGGCACTTGCAAACGCTCAAAACGCTTATAACCTTGGTGTAAGCAACGCAGGTAATGCTTATAATATGTATGGACAAATGCTTGGCACTCAAGTAAGTGCCTATAGCCCAGTTAATATGTACGGAAACGCTTACAATACAAGCCAAGGTCTTGGTGCTAAAATCTTTCAACCAGAATCTCAATACAACGCTGGTCTTATTACTGCAAATCGCAAGGAAGCAATGGATGCACAAATTGCAAATGCTCAATCAGCAAATGCTTTAACATCTGGACTTATGGGAATGACAGGTGCTATTGTTGGTGGTATGGCTACTGGTGGTACTGGATTCTTTCTCAAACCACCAACAACCTGTTGGGTCGCTAGAGAGGTTTATGGAACTAAAGATATTAAATGGGAAATTTTCCGTGACTGGTTGCTAAATGAATCTCCAAAGTGGCTTTGTAAATTATATATTAAACACGGAGAAAAGTTTGCTAAATATATTTCTAACAAACCAATTCTTAAATCCATTATTAAATCAATGATGAATTTAGTAGTTGTTCCTAGATTAGAAAAATACAAATATTACGCTTAATATGCCTTCATCTTTTGGACAGTATCAATCTGGCATTGAAGCCTCAACTGAGAACTTGGTTAAGGCTTATGCACTTATGGCTAAGGATACCCAAGACACCTTAAATGGCATTGGGCAAACACTTGGTTCTGCAATTGCTCAGTACGGAAAGGAGCAACAATACAGAAATCTTAATGAAGCAATGGAAGAATCTCCATCGTTTAATGAAGTAGAACATTTTGTAAAAACTGGAGTTACTTCTTACGATAAAAATAAAACTTGGAATAAAAACATTGATGATGCTTGGACTCAATATAGTGCTTGGGCTTTAAATAATCAAAAGATTGCTTCAGAATCTGGAGGAACATT